AAGCCCGCGCCAACAGCGTCCTGAAGCGTGCGCGGCAGAGACGCAAGGCCCGCGACGCCCTGCCCGAGCCCGGAGATGGCCGACTTACCGATATCGGTGCCCCAGCCCGCCCAGGACTGCTGCCCCGCGCCGGCCTGGGCCGGCTCGAATCCCCGCCAGTCCTCGGAAGGAACTTCCTCGAACCCGGCCCACGGGTCTTTTTTAGCCATGTTTACCCCCCTGGCACGCGCATGCGGCGCCCGTCGGGCGTCACGAACTCAGTTCCCGGAGGAAGCTTGCGCGCTTCGGCCGGGTCGTTGACCACGGGGGGCTCCGCCCCGCCTCCACCGTTTGGGCGGGGCGTGTTCGGGTCTCCGTAGGCGCCGGCTTCGTACTTGGCGCGGACTTCGCCGAATGCATCCTTATCCTTATAACGCTCAAAGAACTGATCCTGGAAATCATTCCACCGGGGCTCGCGGCCTTGTCCCTTTTGGTAGCGCCGGAAGGCGATCCATTCCGAGTAGGCGGCTTCCTTGCGGGCCTGTGCCGCCTCCATCATGTCGAGGGCCATCATATTCGCGCCCGGGAGATGGCGGGCGTTCGGGTACATCCGCTCATAGAACGCGCGATCACCGTCGGAAATCTGCCTGCCGAGGCCGCCTGTCTCATCGATAAGCATGCGGTTGACGATCGTCTCCACCGCGCCCGCGTTCGTCGCCTGATTGGGCTTTAGCCCTGGTATCCAATTCGCGGGCAAGCCGAACTCTTGGAGCACGCCCTGCACGGTCTGAAGGCGAGGCGCGAGCGGCCCCGTGTTCATTTCCTCCAGGAGCGCGCGCGCCGTTTGGATGCGATACCGGGTATCCGGCGCCGTACGCGCGCTGTCCATGAACGTTTTCTCATCCTGCGCGGCGAGCTTGCCGCGTTCGGCGTCCTCTGCTTTCTCGCCGGGCAGAACGTTCGTCGTGACCTGCGTTGAAGCTGGCTTTTGCGCCAGGATCGTGCCGTTCTTGCCGTATGGCATGCCGTCGATCAGGAAGGCCGTACCCTCTGGTAGGAACTTACGCTCTTCATCCGTCGGCGCGCGGGTCGCGGTCCGCGCCTCCTGCGCCGAGAACTTGCGTTCCTCGAGCCCTTGCTGCCGGCCGAATTTATACTCGTCGAACGCCTGCCCGCGCCCCTGGCGGGCCTCCGCCTGCCGCTGCACGTCGAGCTGGCCTTGCGCGGTGCCCTGCTGCTGATTGAACTTGGCGCGTTCCCACGCTTGTTTCTGGTCCTCGCGGGCGTAGGCGGAGTACTGGTCGATAAGCTTGACCTTCTCCTCCGGCGCTATGTCCATCCCGGCGACTTGCCCCACGATCGTCCCCAGGTCGATCGCCCCCATGCCGAGTTGAGGCGCCTGGCCATACTCGGGCGAAAGCGGCGACGGACCACCTCCCGCGCCGGTGACTTGCCGGGCCAGCCCAACCCGTGCTTCCGCGCCCTGGCGCGCGGCGTCCTCCGCGCCCGTTTCCTTACGGACCCGCTCGCGCAGCATGTTGTACTGAAGATCCCGGAGCTGCGTGGCGGTCGGGTCCGTCTCATACCCGCCCGGCTGGAGCATGCCGCCTATAAGCCCGCGCCCGCGCGGGACCTCGCGCTGCACGGGGGGGAGTGATTGCGGGAGTTCGTATTGTCCGTAGCGTACCGGGTCCGTCTGTCCTTGCGGGGCGTGCGGGTTGCCGATCGTCTCCCTGCCGCCATTCACGCCCTGGTAGGACTGATACCCCGTGGGCATGCGTTGCGGGCCGCCAGCGGGTTGTTGCGGGCCGCCAGCGGGTTGTTGCGGCGAGAATATCTGTTCAAGCGGGGTCCCGGCCATTTACGTTTTCCAAGTCGATGGGATGCCCTTGGGCCTTGGCACGTACCAGTTACCCTGGATAAGGCTCGGCATGCGCGCGCCCGGTATATCATGAACCTTCGGCGTGGCGGGAGGCTTGCCCCCGCCTTTCTTGCCGCCCCCACCCTGGGCCTGCTGCTTGCCCTTTGTGGGTTGGCTCATCTGGAGGATTTTACTCAATTCACCATCGAAATCATAGGGCGCGCGTTTTGTATCCCCTGAACCAAGCGGGCCTAGAAGACTAGGATCGCGGAACAGGTCATCCACTGAGGCGCGGCGAACTCGCTCGGTCGTGCTAGGGCCCGCGCTACCTTCGAACTTGCCGCCCTGCCGCCTTTCCGCCGCGCCGTCCCACCGGCGCGCGGTGAACGTATTAGGGTCAACCCACTCGGTCGTGACTTTATTGCCACGGTTGCCGGATATCATCTCGACCGCGCCGTCGGGTCGCGAACGGCCCGTGGCGACGCCAACGTGCCCCCCGACTTGCCCAGGCGTCAGCGGCTGCCCGTCGAACCGGGACCGCAAGCTCACGAGCACGTCGCCCTTCTGGGCGAGGCCTCGCACGGGGCTTCCCCAGGTGGCGAAGCTTGTCGCCACGTTGCCCGCGCCTGGGATGCCTTGCGACTGCAAGCTCGCCGTCACGAGGGCCGCGCACCACGCTGTCGTTTGCGGGTCGAGGTTAACGCCGCCCGTCTTCAGGAAGTCCTTAAGCTCATTTCTGTTCACAATTTCGTGTTTGCCGCTAAGGCCCATAATGGCGTCCGTCGCCTTATCGATCCCGCCGTGCGAGCGCACGGCGGTTTGCCCGAGGTCCTGGGGCGTGCCCCGCGCGGGGATCTGGTAATTGGCGGGAAGCGCGGTAGCGTTCCCCTTAACCTCTATCGAGCCGGGAGTGGGTGTATCGAGGGTTTTGGCGTACTCAGCGCCCTTGCGCGTGATCGCGGCGGGGCCGCCTTGGTCGCGGACCGCGTACCAGCGGTTGCTTTTACCCGCCGCGATCGCGTCCATCGAGAAGTCAACTTGCTTTTGCCAGTTTGAAGCCGACGGTTTCTCGCCGAACTTCTTCTCGAAATCGCGCCCCATGTATTTCGAGTGGAGCTGGAACGGGCCGAATGCCTGGCCGCCTCTGTCGGGGTTGCCGTAGTCAGGCGCGCTCAGCGTGTTCGGGTTCAAGCCCTCGTAGCGGGCGATGCCGAGACCAAAGTTCGGGTCAACGCCACGGCGGCGCGCCGACTCTTGGACATATCGCGCGACGGTCGGGACGCCACGGCCGGGGTCGAGCGGAGTTTTGGCCGGCTGGGGCGGGCTTAGGCCCGCCATATCCATCGGATTACGGCCCACGAGAGCGTTAGGGTCGCGCAAAAGCCGATTATCAGCACCAAGGCCGGAAGGAAGAAGGCGGTCAGCGCCGCCCGGAGGAAGCGTTCCCATCCCATTCAGATCAGGCCCCGAAGGAGGGAGAGAAGAAGGAAAAGGAGCGCCCCCCATCCCACGACCGATAGGACCACCAGGACCGACAGGGCCAGGAGAACCTCCAAGGCGATCCGGAGGGCGGATAGGGTCAATGACGCCTCCCATGCATGTTCGCTCCTACCGCGCTGGCGGTGCATTCGTGAGCTGCGTCGCCGGGGCGGACTGCCCGGGTTGCTGCCCTAGGTACTGCCCGAGTAAGCCGAGCAGCGGGTGCTGTATATTCGGTGCCTGGTACGGACCAGGACCGCCATAGTTCAAGCGCGGGTCGAAGGACTGATAAAGGCTGGTCCACGGAAGGCGGCCCCCGCTGGGTCCGCCGTAGAAGCCCAGATCGGTCGGGCTGCCGAAGCCAGCGGAAAGCGCCTCGATACTGTTCGGGTTCCCGCCTTGACCGCCCTGGCCGGGCTGCCACAGCCCGCCGCCGCCCATGCCGCCGCCTCGCTGCCCCATAAGGCTATTGCCGCTGAAATAGTCGGGACCGGCCCCGCCCCCATACGCGTTCGATCCGCCGGGGTTCGGCGCGTTGGCGGACGCGACCATGCGGTTCATGGCGTTCTGTTTAATGTCCTGCTGTTGCCCAGGCTGCAAGTAGGTCTGGGCGCGCGCCTCCGGCCGCGTCTCAGGCGCCTGACTCGGCGTCAAGAGTTGCTGCGTCAGAGGGTTGTTCATGATGCCGGTGGAACCCATTCCTTCTGCTCCCGCAACCAATCCGCGACTAGCTTAGCATAACCCGCGATGTCGTCCCAGCTATCGATATAAGACGGGTCGCCATTGGCGATCCGCCCTAGCTTATGAGCGATCATGTCGTACCCCTCGCGGATCACGGGGGGCGCGGGCTTCGAGAGGGTGGTCTTGATGATCTGGGTTTTCTCGGCATGCCCCTCGAAAGGACCGTAGAACGCGCCGCGCGCCTTAATTAAGTCGGATGTATCCAATTTATTTCCCCATGAGTCCACCCAGCATGCCGACGCCCTGCATAATGTTTTGCGTCTGCTGCTGCTGGCGTTGCTGTTCTAGCTGGCGGGCCTGAAGGTTCGAGCTATCCGCCGCCGATTGAGCCTGGACGCCAACGGCGTTAGCCTGCGAGCCCTGTCCGAGATAGCGCAGCCAGTTGTCGATAGCCTGCTGCTGCTGGCCAAGAAAGTTCCCATAAAGTCCGCTGAGCCCTTGGCTGACCTGCATCTGCATCAGCGGGGCGGAGGCCTGCAAGCCGATGCCCTCCCGGCTCACGTCGCCGTAGCGTCCCGTGAGTTCGCTGATCGCCTGCCCGCCTTGAAGCGCGCGGTTCAGCTTATTATTCTCCCAATTGGTCGCGAGGCTGGCCTGGTTCGCGCCTTCGATACCCGCTCCGTAGGGCGTGTTCGCGAGCCCGGACTGCGATAATCGGCTCCGCGTCTGGTCAAGCGCCTGCCGCTGGAGCGAATTGTAAGTCGCGTTCTGCGGGTCGAGCGCGAGGTCCGCGATCCGCATCCCATAGAGCGGCAGGGCCTGCGATGCGTCGAGAACATTCTGCCCCTGCTGCACGGCCTGCTGGGGGTTATAACCGCTGGGCGATTGGGGAATATAACCGAGCGACTGGTTGGCCTGCTGGTAGATATTGTACAGACCTTTGTCGGCGGCGAGCGTGTTGGTCGCGGCCGTCGCGTTATAGTCCGCGCTTCCCATATTGGAGTGCTGGTAGGTCGGGAAGGGAGTCGAGGCCCCGCCGCCGCCGCCGCTTGATCCGCCCATTGACGCTGGCCCCGGTTAATCCTAGCTATAGACTCTAATGCTGGATAGAGTCTAGCACGGCGACACAATTATACGATAGGACACCCCGCGATGAGAATCAATTCCGCGCTCGCTCGGCTTGGGTGGTTCGACTGGAAAGACTGAGCGTTCGTCGATGCTCCGCGCCATGCAGCGGAAATGGCCCTTAGGGGCCATTTTCCTAAGCTCCGCGCAGAGTTCCCGCGCCGTCTGCCCCATGCCAAGCGCTGTCTGGTTCCATATCGAACGCTTCAAGTCGCACGGGGTGGCGAGGGCGCAGACTATCGCGAGGACTTGAACCATGGTTCGCCTTCCATGATAACCGAGTAGAGACAATAGGCCAGCGCGGACGCGAACATCCACGTCGCGCCACCCGCGAGGCCCTCGGTCAGCGCCGCGATCCAGAAGCCGAGCACCCAGCACACGACGTGGACGCGCGCGCGAATCTCGTCGGAGCGGCTCACTTACTGCCCTCCATATGGCGCGCCCATTTGCTCAAGAAGTCTCGGTAGTCGAAGGGCTCTCGGTCGGCGGCCTTCGCCGTTTTCCAGTCGGTCGGCTGCCGCTCGAAATGCGCCCTCATGCCGTCTTGCAGCTCATGATCAGGCGGGGGGCTCGCCGGCGTAAGGCGTTCATCCAGCCATTCCGCCGGGTAGATCGGGGGGCGGGGCTCCTGGTCAGCCATCGCGGTTGTCTCCGGCGCGGAGGTACATGAAGAAAAGCGCGGCGAACGATGCCGCGGCGAAGAGAAGTAGGCTAATGCAGAACATCAGCGTCGTCCTCGGTTAGAGAGTCATCATCGCCCAGGGAGCCGACGGAGATGATCTCCGAGATCTCGACGCGAAGCGCATGCTCATTGACGGGGTTTTCAGTGTCCGTTTCCACGAGCGCGCGGCCTAGTTGGATAAAGAGCGCGCCGAACGCGGATTGTAGGGTGTCAGCCTCGACCGTATACGCGATCTCGAACTTCCATTTAGCCATTATAGGTACTCCTATCGATCCAGTCAGCGGCCGCGCAAACAATGATAACCACGTAAACGCCAAAAACGGCGCCCGCCGCGAACTCCATCATTTCAGCACCTTCCCGAACGTAGCCTCGATGAACTGGTACTCGGGATCGAACGCACGGGGATCGAAGGTCGGCTTATCCCCTAGAACCTTGGGGATGATCTCCAGCCGGTGAACCCCAAGCTCGCGAGCCTTGCGCTCAACCTCGCGGAACATCGCCGTCGCCACGCCCTGCCCCCGGTAGGCGGGGTCCACGTAATAGCTGTCCGTGCGGGCGCGGATACAGCGCTGTGTATGCAGCATAGGTGTGGCGAATATGCCGCAATATCCAATCATTTTTCCGTTATCGCGGGCGACCAGCACGTGGTAGAGCCCCGCGTTCTCGCATTGGAAGTAATAGGGCCATTGCGGATCGAAGGGGTGTTCGGCCCGCCAATTCTGCACTTCCTCGAAGTGCCTGCGCATGATGGGGAGAGCCTCCATGCAGCCGTCATGGAAGCTCTCCCACGCATAGGTAACGGCCATCGTCAGCCTTTCCGGCGCGGCCCCAGGCTTTTCGGGGTCGGCGCGGCACCCGTGCGCTTCTTGTCGCTGCCAGTGCCCATGTTCGGGTAATCACCGCACATTTTGGCGCCGCCGCCCTTGATCTGGCCTTCGCCAGTCCAGGTAAAGTCACCGGCGAGCTCGCCCCTGTTGGACGGCTCGCTAAAGAGAGCTTTCTTCATTATCGCACCTGCTCGAGTTGCGCCGCGTAGATGGTCATGGTCCCCGCCGTGGCGGCGGTCGCGGTCAGGTTGATGAGGATATCCGCCGTATCCGTCCGCGTGCCAGCGAGCCGGGTCACGGCGATCGTGGTCGTGCCTTGCTGACCGAACGACATGACCTCCTGCGTATTAGCACCCGACTTGACGATATTGAACTCGGCATACCAAAGCGCGCCGCTGGCCGTCACGACGGCGGTAACGTTCTGCGAGCCCCAGTTGAGCGTGAGGGTCTTGGCGTTCGCGTCGGCGGAGTTCACCCCCCAGACACGGAGCACGAAACCCTGCCCGACCTTGGTCAGCGTACCGGCGGAGAGGGTGTGCCTGAGCACGACGTTGGCGCCGGTGCCACTCGTGGTCAGGCTGACGCGGGTCGCGATGCGGCCATCGACGCCGTTGTTGATCTCGAACCTCAGATCGTTCTTGAGGCCTGTATTAGTCGGGGGGTTATTGACTTCATTGACGATATTGAGCACGGGTGCATCTCCTTTCCGTGAGATGCGCGAAGCCTAGCGTATACCGAGCGACTTCGCAACGCGTCCTAGGGATCGAACAGACCTAGATTAATCGCGTCGATCGTCGCTTGCGCCCCAAGCGTGTGCGTGGCCTCCGAAGGGTGTAGCCCGTCCGAAGTGGCATAGTTCGCGGCTCCGGTCGTTATCCACTTGTCCTCTGTCCCGGGCTCCTTGACATAGGGCAGCGCGTCAACCGCGCCTTCGAGAAGGCCGGACGTAATCAGGTCATCGATCGCCAACCTAAGGTTGAACCGTGGCTTACCGGTCGTTATCGTAGCCACGTATTGATCGTTGGCCGCGACGGTTTGGTTGGCCTCGGTCGCCCAAGAATCGGTCGAACTCGTCTTACATAGGACTTTCGACGCAACCGCCTTAGCCCCAGCTCTCGCCGCCTTCCAGTCCGTTACGGCGGACTCCCAATCCGTCAGCACATTGCCGACACCGAGTGAGTTCTCGCCGAGCTCATAGAGCAAATGCGAGGCGTAGTCCTGGAACAACGCGAGCTTAACCGGAGAGTTACCAACACGCACGCTGGCGATCGTCGCGCCGGGCCGGGCCATGTTCCAGAGATAATAGCCTTCCGAGCCAAACCCGCGCGCGACATAGCCGCGATTACCGTAGGTGTCGCCTTCGGTTACCACCTCGGCTGCGCCATAGCCGATGCTATCCCCGAGCAGAAACACGCACTCCACGGGGCTCCCATCGACGGGGGTGCCTAGAATGCCGACTGGACCCACGCTATTAAGTCCCGTCGGACTGCCGTACGCGGAAGCCCCCGTGAAAACATCCTCGACGGTGGAAAGGGTCGCGCTCTGTGAAAAACCCTCGCTTCGCGCGGCGGAGAGGTAATAGGATGACGTGGGGGCGCCTTCCGTCGCCGTCACGGTCCAGAGCGTATGGACAAAAAACTCGGCGAAAGCGCCACACGTCGCGGCGGGGATAGGATCGGATATGGCGATCCCGGCGGCTGGGATGCTCACGTATCCCGGCGCCCCGCCCCACGTCGGCTCCAGGCGGCCGCCCCCGCTCACTAGCTCAAACGAACCTCGTACGGCGGCGGTCCCGACGTCGGTTAATTCCGCCCCAGAGAAGTTATGATAAAAATTCGCGTAAACAAGCCGGATGTCCTTCATGGCTTTCCGGCCGTTGCGAAAGGCCACCTTTACCGCGCGATTGGCCGTGGTGGATGTTGTCGTGATTTTACTGACAGCAATATTAACGCGGGATCCTATCTGCGTGATGGATGCTGGAAGCGCCGAACCCGTCGAGAAGCCGGTATGGCGCGCGAATCTCCGCCTGCGGTCCATGCTTACCCCAATACTGGCTCAACCGCGACGGACACTGTCGCGCCCCCCGCCACCATGACGAGGCCATTGGAGAACTGCATGAAGGGTAGCGCGATCCGATCCATCGCGTTCGCGGGCGACGCCCCAGTCTGCACGACGCAAAGGCGATTGCCCGCCGCCGCCGCCCCCGTGGTAGCCGCGTCGTGGAAAGTCACGGCGGCGCTATCGGAGAGAATGCAGATCGTGGCGAGCGTGCCCGCGCCTAACGCGATCTGTACGGTGCCGGTCTGGTTAAGGTACGTGCGCTGCATGGATCACCCGTCCGCCGCTATCCGAATATCGAGCGCCGTCTTCCAGCGCATGAGATGAACTAATTCCTCGAAAGTCAAGATAAACTCGGTCCCGTCCGGGCGCGAAAGGTGAACCTTCCCGCCGCGCGAAACGAGACCGGCCTGTAAGCCGTCGTCCCCGATGGGACGGGGAACGGCGTATCGAACGAGCGTGCTGCCGGTAATCTTCAACTCAGGCTCCATAAAATAGCTCAACCCTGCAATAGCGCAGCACCATCGTATCCGCCGCGTTGGACAACTCCCCCGTGACCACGAGGCCAACCGTCGCCGCGTCCGTGTCCACGGTGCCGCCAACGCCATTCGAAGCCGAGAGGCCAAAACCCCCAGGGGCGAGGGCTCCGGTCGCAAGCTGCGACGCCGCGTTGTTACGATTGAACACCTCGAACTCGTCCACGAGCGTAATGAAGGTACTGAAGGACACGGTTCGCATAGTAGTCCCACCGATGCCGCCCCAACGGTAACGCAAGGTCCGCGTGTCCGTTCCATCGTTCGTCGTAGCTAATAGCTTGACGCGCACCGCGCCATTGGGACCCATGGCCCCTCGCGGAATTGTGATCGTCGCGAGCGCGGTCTCCGCCGTGGTCCCGGTAAGCGAGACCGCTGGCGACAGATTGAAGATCACGCGAGCGGGCTGAAGCCCCGCGCCCTGCTGGATATTCGAATGCCCCGCCATGAGCGGCACGGGGAGACCCGCCGGGGACGAACCCCGCTGAATCCCCGGCCCCAGATAGACCTGCGTCGCCGTATCAGTCGATTGCGTTCCTTGTTGATCGAGCACGGCGCCCCATGCGCCGTCCACGCAGATGTCATCGACGCGCACGCGGTTCACGTCGGCGGAGGTGGGCAACCTGATGAAGGGAACGGCGTCGGGCGTATTGTTGAAGCCGCGCCCCCCGATGATGTGGCAAACTTGAATACGGCCGCCCCGGAAATCGAGCCCCCCGTCGAGCACGGGGGAGGGGTCATCGAACTGACCGAACGTGAACTGGCAACTATCGATCATCAAGCTTGACCAAACCCCCGCGCTCTTAATGAGGGATTTGGATATCTGCGCGTGAACGCCGACAAGCTCGACCACGTTGACGACATGGTTCGTGTCCTTGGTCGTGTTGTCGTCCAGGAAAAGGTGCCGCCCGCCGAACTCGCAGGCGCCCGACAAGTAAATCCCCTCGATGGGGCCAGTCGGGGATGCCGCGTGCGTGAGCTGGATAACCGTATTCGATAGCCCCCAGGAACAGGAGTTGACGTAGAACTGGCTCATGCCAGATGCGTTCTGCTTGACAATCTCAAGCGAGCAAGCCGAGCGGGTCACGTCGTTATCGAACGCCCCCAGGCCGACATTGAGCAGGTTGACGCGGTTGAACGTCACCATGCCGCCGTCTACCAGGCGGATGCCCTTGTCGAAGTATTTAGAGGCTTCCAGCCCGAGAACTGATATGTCGGTGAACGTCGCGCGGGGGACGGACGACACATAGCCCGTATAACCCCACCGGCCCTCGATCGGCACGCCTCCATTGCCCGGCGTGGTCGTGTTGCCCTTGAGGATCGTCAAGGACCGCATCTCGAACTTACGCGGGTCCGTGACGCTATTGTTCGTATCGATGAACAGAATACCCGCCGCGTCCGTGGTCGTCTGGATGACGGTCATGTCCCGCCCAGCGCCGCTAATACGCAGCCGCTTGTCGGTGAAAGTAATGAGGCTCGGAAGAACCCAAGTCCCGGCCGGGATGAACAGATCAAGCCGCTCATCGGGAAGCGCCGCGAGGGTCTCCAGCGCCTCGGTAAGACCGCCGCCGGGCTCCACGCCGCCGAAGGCCACGACATTAATGGACCCGCCAAGGTAGGCCGTCACCGCGCGGAACTGGGCGCGCAGCTCGCGGATCAGCGAGTTGAACTCCTGAACGATAATTTCAAGCGTAAACTGGCCTATGATCTCGCGGAAACTCATGGTCAAGCCAAGGTAAGAGTAGCGGAGCGCGTAACCCCATCGGTGCCACGGTGGTAGAAGACCAGTTGCGTGTTGCTCACAGCCGCGACGGACACCTGCCCGTTCGCCGTTAGCGTCGGAGCCGTCGCCTTGGCGTTGAAGACCGGCCAGACATTACGCCCGGAGTCGTGCCCACCTAGAAACAGCCGGTCATCGCTCTCAAGCGAGATATAGCGCCCCGTGGCCTTATCCGGCCCCCAGACGATGCGGTGCGCGATTCCGAGCCAGAGGCCCGCGTTATCCCCGATGGTCGCGTCCTTCAACCGTACCCCGTAGTCGAAATGGTCAGCATCCCCAGTCGCGGAATCGCCGAACGCCAAGCCGCCGTAGCGCTGCCCGCTCGTCGTGCCACCGAGTACGCGGATCGCCTCGCCATCCCCCGCGACACTCGGCGGCGATGAATTGCGATCGATCAGGATGCTTGTCCACCATCCGCCCGGCGATCCGGGATTCTGACTATTAGTGCTCCTTACGATCCATATGCCCGCCGTGCTAGGGAAAGAGGTCGAGCCGTCGTTATTGAGCAGGATGCCGACGTGGCGCCCCGCGCTGGACGGACGGGATTGCCAGCCTTTATCGACTTCCTGGTTGGCGACATCAATCTCGTGACCGACAACACTAGCGGTCGTACAGCCCACGCGGACCAAAGCCTCGGACCAACCCCCGAAAACAGCATTAGCGGTCGCGCCGAACATGACTTCGGCGCGCAAGTGCCCGCCTATGCTCTCGGTCGCGCCGAACTGATCGCGAACATAAAATGTACCAGCGACACTACGCCCGTCGCCCGCGTACCGCGTCGTATTGACCTCGAACGCGCGCTCCCATTTCGGGTCCACCACCGAAAGCGCGCTAGCCGTGGCCTTCTCAACCATCATCACGGGGGCGGGCTCCGTGATTGGCGATGCTTGGCTACCAGCCTGGTATCCGAGGGCAATAGCCTGCGCGAGCTGCCCGCTCCCAAACGCGGACCCCGCCACTTGGACACCGAACCCGTTCTCGATAGGGCGGTCGAGCGCAAGCAACCCGTGGGGCGTCGCGGCGCGGGCGTCGGCGGCCGCCGTGCTCCAACTCGCCGCCGTGCCATAGTCCGTGATGAAAGGTACAGGCCGCGCCCGCGCGGTGTCGGGTACGAAAAGCTGCCCCGCCGCGTCCGCGACCCGCCCCGTTCCGGAGCCCGAGACCCAGACGCCGCCGTTCAGCGTCTGGAACCTGCTATGCCGAATCGTCCAGTTCGCGATGTCCGCGCGGTCCAGGATAGCCAGCGTCCGCGCTATGTCGTCGAAGTCCGTCATGGCGTGCAGTCCATCCCGCTGATAATCGTGTACGTGTTCCCGCCCGGATCCTGAACCTTCAACGAGCAGAGGCCCGCGCTCTCGGTCACGTAGAGCCGCACTGTGTTAAGCGGGGGCGCGGCGGGAGGGAAAAGGGCCTTAAGCACAATGTCATTCTGCCCCTGCGAGGACGGCACGGGGACAAAGAGGCCCCGCGACGCGTAAAGATAGCCGATCGGCACGCATTGCGGGATATTCGGAGGCCGCATGTTCGTGATGCATACCGCATTGGGCTCCGCTCCCGGCGCGACGCTGATGATCGCGGGCGGATAGACCTGCTGCGCGGCAGCGGGCGCCCCCAGAAAGAAGAACACGAGCAACCAACGGATCACGCCAACCCCCCAAGGTCATTGCCGAATGTCTTCTCATAGCGCTTGACGCGCACGCAAACATTAAGCACGCCGCCCGTGAAATTGGAAGTCTTGGCCACGACGGTAAGGGACGTGGACGCGTTATAAGCCTTGTTTACCGCCACGCCAGCGTCTGTATAATCAGCGGAGGTCGTGTTGCTCCCGACAGCCGTCGCGGTCTTATCGCCGAAGGCATCCACGTCGCCCGCCAGGATGCCGAGCGTCCAGCCCGCCGCACCCGTAATCGCGACGTGCACGGTGGACGTAACGCCCAGAAGGGTTTCACCGTCAGCCACGGCCGCCGCGATCGTCACGGAGGTGCCAGTCAGCGCGACATTAAAGACGCGGGTTTCCTCGACCTCGACCATGCAGCCGGGGAAGAACCGCTTGATCGTGCCATCCTCAAAGATGAAGGTGGCGAAATTATCGTAGGACGTGTCCTTCACATTCTCGGCATAGCGCACGTCCTTCGGGAAGCCGATAAGATAAAGCTCGATATCGTTCCGCCGCGCGTTCGTGGCATCGAGCCGCACGAGGGTCTTGTTCGCGGCGGGCGGCGTAAGAATCTTAAGCGTGCCCTTCCAGACGAGATTATTCACGTCCAGGCCAACGTCCCCGAACTCCAGGATAGGCGCCGCCCCCGTCCAGGCCGCGATCTCTAGCTTAATGTTCTCGCACCGGAGGTTCGCGATCGAGGTCGTGATGTTGAATACAGATGCCGTGCTAGACACGTCATCGATAATGGTTGCATCAATGTCCCGGATAATGCCGCCCATCGTCGTGAGCGGCGTACCAGAAGGCACGTCCTGGAGATGGAAAGGCGCGGTGCTCAGTCCCAGCCCACTATTCGCCGTGCAGACCGCATATTCGATCGCGGGCGCGTAAATGTCGTGGATGAGCACGCGATCCGCCGCGCCTTGTATCACGCCGCCTGGGTTGAAGGACTCAATGTCATGAACATGCGCGAACGCGCAACCCCGGAACTTCGCGGTCGCATGCGCGCCGTCGAGTATATAAAAGTAGCCGCCGTGGTCCTTGAGCGGGCCGATCTCCAGCGCGCGGCAACCCTGCTGCGCCCCCACGCCGTCGGTGTCGGTCGTGGCGTAGAACACGTGGGGGGACGCGTTCGCGGGCGACCCGGATTCCCCCGACAATAGACCGATCGAACCCGCGCGTATAACTTCCCCCCGTACATGGAGAAAAGCATCATGGGCGTTACCCCCCATGATAACCCCGTCGAAAGTCGGCTCGTAAACGACGTGCTTAGGCTCCTGCCCGGCCAGGCCGTTCGTGATAACGCACCCGTTGCGAATAAACGAACCGGCGTCGGCATCCGCCCCAGTGTTCGTCAGCGACGTGAAACGGGGCTTGATCAGAATATCACTTCCACCAGCCGACAGAATAATCGGCGTGCTCAACCCGCCATTGCCACCGAGCTGAGCGACGCCCGCGATAGCGGCCGGGCCGCCGCCTTCCGCGACACCCGGGCGGGGGTAATAATTCTGGTAGAAGTCTTGGAACCGGGAAGGGAACAACCTATGCGGGTAGTGCGCCTGGTCAAGCGCGCCGCCAAAGCAGATTTCGCAATCGAAAATAATACGGGTCCGACCATCTTGCCAGAACATCGGCACGCCGGCCTCGGCGTTGAAGCAGATCGCGCCTCCACCCACGGTTTTGATATGCGCGAAATCGAGAAGCTCCACAACGTCCGCAGCCGAGCTGAAAGCGATCCCGGTCGGGTACGAAATAACGCCGGGCAAGCGGTAATAAGCCGACGCACGGACGAGCCACTTCAACGCCTCGATATCGTTCGTCGTAAGCGTCTTGGTCGCGCGATCGTAATCACAGACCGCGCCCCCCTGCTCGACCCGAATAACGCCATCGGGAAAAGTCTGCACCCAATAACCAGCGCCCACAGCCTTGGCCGTATAATCCCAAGCGGGCGGGGCGTCGTCCCGCCAATCCCAATACTGCCGAACAGGCCGGCCCCCTACCCAAGCCGTCGTGACAGCTAAAACCTGCGCGCCGGGGAGCTGCTCCATGGCGAGCAGCTCATCAGGCGATCCGATCGTGGCCAAGGAACGGTTGTCGCGGCGAATGAGTTCATTCACCCTCGCGCCAAGCCCTGTTACGTCAAACGGCCCCGACAATTCTTCCATTAGGTCTTCTCGCAAAGCAGGAGTGCGACGTTCGTCGGGCGGGTCTCGGTGCCAGAATTGCCAGAATTAGCCCCAGACGTGCCCCCCGCGAGCCCCGCGTTCACGGTGGCACCCGAGGCGGCGACTGTCCCGTTCGGCGTCGTGATCGCGTGCGTATGGGTCTGCACCTGATGATCCTGGAAAGAACCCAGCGTACGGCTCGGGTCAATGCCGCTTCCCGACGTGTTCAGTGAGCGGACGAACCGGCCCCGATAGTCGGGATAGCCCCCGGAGCCGTTCAGCGGCGCCCATCCCGAAGGGCAGGAAGCCAGCCGGAAGGGCATGACGGCGCCCGTCGGCACCGCGCCGGCGTCCACGTAGGCTTTCGTGGCCGCGTCCGTGCTGCTCGTGGGCGTCGAAACGTTGATAACGCGCTTGCTGGCGACGTTGATAGTCGTCGTTGTTACGATAAATTGACTGGTGCCCGCGATAGCAAACCCCAGGGCCGTGCCATTCCAGAAAACGCCAGTATCGGCGGCCCAGCGAAGCGCGGGCGTAGATGAAATGGACAAAGTAGTCAGCGCGGTAATGTCCGCGTTCACGCCGCTTCCCGCCGCGTTGCTGTTCACTTGCGACTTGATATAGTTGAAATTCGCGTTAACCTGCGCGGCCGACGCGAGTGTGTTCGGTACGAACGTATACGGATAGGTTCCGACGAGCTGCGCCTGAACGGGAGAAGCCGCCATGCAAGCGACAACAGCGGCCGTGCTAAGCAATCTGTTGCGAGTATCCAAGACTTTGCTCCCGGAGAAAGATGTCGCCCAGTCGGAGAAAACTGGAGTTCTCACCGACGATCGACAATTGCGCGCGTCGGTAGACGACTGGCTGGGGCCAGTTTATCTGGCGTGGGCGGTAAACGCTAGTCGCCCCATCCCAAACCGCCTCGTCCCAGTTAAACTGATCCCAAAACGTGGAGGTCGATGCCACGGCGTAGGATGCCTGCCCGACGATGCCCATAATCTCGTCCAGCACGGAGAGGGTGACGCTGGACGTGGCACCGAATGACATGCAAACCGAGGTCTCGGCAAGATAGAACTGCGACATGACGCCAAGGTCATGCATCGGCGCGGTGCGCAACTCGAACTGCATCTGCTCGCCATTCTCGACGAACGTCGAGGTCACGGTCTGCTCCGTGTCCGAACGATATAACGCGGCGTTAACGCCACGCGGCGCCAGCACGAAGGATGCGCCAAAGTTCGATATGAGGCTCGCGGGGAACGTGTGCGGCCCCGACCATTTCCCCAGGGCGAAGTCAAACCAGACTTCCTGGTAGGGAGCCCCTTCCTCGCGGAAATTCTGGTACGAGATCCGCAGAACGCGCGCGTTCGCGCTGATCGCGACTTCCTCCGGCGTCGGCAGGCCGATAAAAGGATACGCGACGCCGGTGCCATTCTGCCCGACAGGGTCGCTGACGACGCCTTCCTGATTGATAAGGCGGACGCCGTCCGGCGACAGGAAGAAAAGCCCCTTGGGGCTCGTCGCCACGCCCGCGCTCGAGAGCGTTGTCGTCTGGACGTTCAGCGCGTTGACCGTGATGCCCGCGACTTCAAGCCGCGTCGTTACCGAACCCGTCGCGAGGTCCGTCGTCGTCGATTGAGAAACGTCGCCCGTCACCTGGTAGATATTATGGGTGCCGTCCGGAGACCCCTTGAACACCATGAGGCTTTGGATGATACCTCCGCCCTGGTTCTTGAACGGCAAGCCGTGGAGCGTAATAATAGGAACGCTATCGCCGTAGGTTATAACCTGGGTGCCGCTCGTGATCGTGAGCACGCCGGCGTCGGTAAAATACGTACCAGCTGGCGCGTTCGTGGGGTTCACGGCGAACCAAATACGGTCCATGAACTGTTCCGCCGCCACGGGGATGAGGGGCAGGGGAACGCCCAGTGTATTGGTCGCGTCCCAAACCGGCGCTCCGGGCGTCGAGATATCGAAAACGCCGAAATAGGCATCGGGGTGCCCGGTCGTCGTGCTCGCCACGGATGGGGTGGGCGTCGTGCCTCCCGACAGGCTGTTCGCGCCGATCGTGATAAGCGGCTGGGGCTGCTTACCGAGCGGTCCCTGGAAGGTAATGGTAACAGGTGTACCGGGGAGCGGGCCGCCGGCGCAGACGACATTGGGCGTGCCGACGGTCGAGAGCGCGCGGAGCGCGGTCTGAACCGCGCCAGCCGAGTCGTTATAATTGATCGGCGCGGTCGTTTGCCCCTTGAACACGAGCGTGAAGGTCCCGCCCGTAGGGCCCCCCGTAATCGAGAGCGTCTGAACCGCGTTCACGCCGCCCGCGCCGCTGAACCCCGGGTGCGTGACGATGAGCCGGGAACCCATCTGCGCGATATAGTCGTCCTTGAACCCCGCCACGGTCGCGGGCGTGTTCCCCGCCGTGATCCCGGAGACCGTCAGGAAGGCACCCGCCGCGATGTCGTAGGCGAACGGCTCGTCCTTGCCAGGGTTGCGCTCGCTATCAATCAGTCCGTAAGCGATGCCATCCCGTACCTGCAAGACGGAAATAAAGCCCGGCGCGTTGAACCCTGCGAAGTCAGTGAGCAGCGTGGCGGCGGGGCGCGCTTGCCACGTATTCGCATTCGCGGGATCGGGAATTAGGTTCTTGAGAAGCGCGCACGCGCCGGGGATACCGCGCGCCTCGTCCAGCGCGTCGCTCAACCCAAAGGGTGAAAACGACCTGGGGACAGCACGCAGCGTCACGTCTAGCTCCCAAGGTAAGAGGACTTGGAATCCCAATCCCGACCCGAACGCCGCCCTCGACGAAAGAACCGCCGGTCGAGCTTGATCGTGGGCGGCGCGCCGCGCACGTCGTCCTGGCTGCGCTTGTGCTGCGCCAGCAGGTACCCGGCGCCCATGATACCGTTGTTCATCTCCGGCCGGGCGTCGCTAAGCCATGCGCCCGCGCGATCGTCGTTCGTGAGCTTCATCAACTCGCCGGCGAGGCGCGTAATGAGGTAATTGCTATTCGGAAACCAAGGGACGTCCGTGCTCTGCGCCGGGTTCACGATGTCAGGCATACGCCGGAAATAGCGCAACTGCACGGGGTAAGAGCCCATGGGGCGCGGCCACACAAAGAGCTGGGGCGGGGCCAGATCGCGGCGTGTCGTAAGATAGCGCGGGAAATTCTCAATACCCGGAACCTGGGAAAGCCAGTCGTATTCCTCGATCCGGACGTGGATCAGCCCCTGAAGAAGCCCGTCAACGGTGTACGTCGCGCCATCGAGCATGACGCGCAGATAGTCGTCGGGAAGAATATAGGGGCCTTCGTTCGAGCCCGTGGGGCCGTTGAACGTAAACTGATGGAGGGAACGCGCCTCCACCAGATCGTGATCACCGCACAAATTCTCCAGGATGGAGTTCAACAAGAACCCCGCCTGGTCCATATAGCCGGGGCACTTAGCCTGCTGCGCCGCCAGCGCTATGATGTTCGCCGCTGTCAAGGCCATTTGGAAGCCCCACCACTTTCTTGAGTGAGCTGATCATCGCCTGAAGCTTCTCATGTTCCTCACGAAGATGCTTGACCGTGCCTTCAGTCTGCACGATCTGAGTATCAAACTTATGCTGCTCGCCCCGGTTCTTCGGCGCGGCGCCAGGAGGTGTATGAACGAGCTTCGTCAAATCATCCCGCGCGGCGCCGAGCCTCCGAACCGTGTCGTCAGCCTGCATCTCCATCATGGCGAGCTTCTGCTTCGCCAATTGCCGCCCCGCGAGGCCCTCAAGCAGGTCGAGATAGGCGTTCAGCGCGGCAACGTCCGTGTCGCGCGGGAACGCCGTCTGGAACGTCATCTCCGAGTTCCCCAGGGGAACGCGCATCCCGATATGCAGCACGATATCCTTAATTTCGTCCGACATTAAAAGCCCCTGTGGCGGTTCCTGATCCACTCAGAATAAGCCCCATGCGCTGGCGATACTCGCGCTCATTGCGCGTTCCCTTGGAAACGGCGTCCTGCGCCCAGGCCCGGTAAATCTGGTCCTGGATCACGGATCGCACGGCGCGGTTCACCTTGTAGGAGTAACCAGTGTAATAGCGCGTACCGTCCAATTGAATCCACGGGCAAGCGTCCGTGACACTCGAGGGAAGAAGGATACGAACCTCGCAAAGCTTCTCGTCGGGAGAAAGCTTCTGGCGAACGAGCTTGCGCGCGTGGCGCGCGTACCGATCCTTTGCCTGCTCAATACGGACCTGCGCGTAAGCGCGTTCCGCCGCTTCATCGATTTCCTGCTTCTGCGCCTTCGTAAGAAGGGCGAAGTCTTCAGCTTCTTCCGCCACGAATCACCTTTCTATGAATGGACGTAGCCGGCGCCCGCCGCCGCGGCGGCGCTGACAATGATGGGCCAGCCCGTCGCCGCGTCAACCCCGATATAGTCACCGGGCATCAACCTGATAAGCCCGCGCCTTGGGATGGAAAGCCCAGTCTGGGTAAGCGCGAACGTGGGCGTGGACTCGCCCGCCCGGTCGTTCAAAATGAGAGCGGACAGCGCCCGGACGTCGTCGTCCGTCGTGGCCGCCCCCTTGTACTCGAGCGCGGTCAACGTGGTCGTCGCGGCGGTCCCGAGTGTAACCAGTGCCATATCAAGTCTCCGTTGAAAGGGCGGCTCGCGCCGCCCCCGGTTTTATCAGGCGAAGGCGCCGGTGTTGCTGGCCGTGGTCTCGAGCCTCACCATGAACGTCGGCTGCTTCAGGAAGAATCCGTAAAAGACCTTCCACGACAAGAGGCGGAGCTGGTTCAGGGGGTCCGATTTAGTCGGGTCGCCCATGAAGGCGGTCCGCACGTCGTCCAACGTCACCTGGGCATAAGCCGATTTACCGAAAATGTACACGGGGTAGACCGTGATACCCGTCGCGGGGGCGGCGGGCGGGGTCTGAAGCGCGCCAATTCCGGTGATGGTAACCGTTTGGGCCGGAGCAAGCTGGGTCGCCTGCCCAATCATGGAACCCGTAAGCGGCCCTTGCGGGCTAGTGCCAAGGTTCACGGGGGAGGTGATCGGGTCGAGCGCGATGTAGACGTTGAACGTGAACCCGGGCAACGCGGGAAGCGTGACCGAAATAGAGCCGTTCGGGCCTGTCACGGCGATGCCGCCCGAAATCTGATAAATGCGTTCCTCGAACTGGAACTGATCGTCGCTGGCAGTGACCTGGACGTAATAGGTTCCCGTCGCGAGGTTGCCCGAAGTGCCCGCCACGCCCGTGATGGCGGCGACGCCCGTCCAACTAGGGACCATGTTCGACTGGACGAAGCGGACGCCGCTAAGCTGCCCGACCTCGTGGTCATAGATCCGGTTGATGTCGGAGTAAGACCACGCCTGCGCGACCGAGGATTCCTCTCGGAGGTCCTGAAGCGGGAACGGGTGCGAAACCGCCACGAGATGCGGCGCGACGGGCGCCTTGCGGTTCTTGGAAGCCTGCGCGGCGAGGTCGATCTTGACCGTCTCGCCCTCGTAGCCCTCGTAGAACGGCGTGCCGTTCTTCACGAGCAGGCTATAAATCCGCTCGATGTCGTGTTTGTTCAGGTAGGACGTCGCGGTTAGCGACGCGCGCGCGCCGACCGAACCCGCGTAGGCGACCTGGGTGCCAGCGTTTAGGCCATTGAAGGTGTTACGCTCCAATGTCTGCGCGACCTGGTGCCCGATCAGTTCCTCGGCTTGCTGAACAAGCGGATGCTTGATCGTCAGTTCGGCAACGTCGGTAAGTCCAACCGCGTCGCCCCACTGCTGCACGACGGCGGAAACCTGGTCGATGGTCATGGACCGCAGAGGCGGCGGGACGCCTTCGGCGAGGGGTGCCTGGGGAAGCGGCAGGTAATTAAACCGAGTCATCGTATACGTGAGACCGCGCCCCTCTGGCATGCTCACGGGTTCACCGAAGGCGTAGACGACAAGATGGCGCTGCGCCTTGCGCAGCGTCTCGGTAGCGATGAAGTTCTCGATGTCAGCCGAGAACTGGCTCTGCACATTGATGGGCATAGACGCATCCTCAATCTAGGCCCAGGGGGCCGTTAGAACTTTACGTTCTCCAGCCGCTTCATGAGTTCTTCGTGCGTCTCGGGCTTGCGGCCCTGCCCGGGGCGACTGGTATATTGCCCGCCACCAACGCTCCCTCGCGGGTTCGGGGCGCGGGTCTCCTGGCGCTGCAACGACGGCGCCGCGACTTTCCTCGGCTTGCGCGACTGCGCTTTCTCGGCCTCGATCAGCTCCATCCCGCGAAGGTAAGCATAGATCGTCTCGCGGCCGATGCGCATGGCCTCGCCACGGAACTGATCCTGGAACAGCTTCTCCACCTCGGGCGCCTTGGCCTTCATCCGGGGATCGGCCGCAGCCTTGGTATGGTACTGAGATCGATCTTCCTCATAAAGCGTGCGAAAGTGCATCTGCGCGCGAAACTGCTCGTTCTCATGCTGCCATTTCTGGAGCATGTAAGCAGTCCGCTCGGACTCACCCATCTCGGCGAGGCGCTGTTCCTCGCTCTGGCGCGTGAGCTGCATGCGCTCCTGCTCGCGCTCGTACCGGAGCCGGTTAACCTCCTGCTCGAGTAAGTCCGCCTTGCGCTGCGCTTCCGAAGTCTGGTTCGCGAGCTGCTGGAACCTATAGGAAGCGTCGGAACGGCGGCGCGGCTCAGGGTCTAGTAACCCATCTTGCCCTTCTTCCTCATGCCCTTCGGCGCCATCGCGCCGTAGTCCATGCTCTCGGCCTTCACCGTCCTCGAGGCCGACTTGCCCTTCGAGCTGCCCGTCTTCTTGCTGGGCATCATTTTCTTGGGCATTGGCACCTTGCCCTTCATCGAATATCTCCAATTGACGCGGGTCCGGGTCTACCATGGTGTATCCTTTTTAGCTGGTCACGCTCGCTAGCGGGGCTGATAACGGACGCCATCCGGGCCTAGAGCACACGGCAAGCCGCGCGCAACTTGCCGTAGTCCTTAATATATGGAACGATTTTGGTATACAGGTCAAGATTGTCCTTGCGCAACGCGCGAAGCGCCACGTCCAAATCTTGCTGCGACTGAATGGAATAGCGAACAAGGGAAGGACAAACGAGCCTAGAACTCACCTCCTCGCAGGCGATCAGAAAGATCGTCGTCAGTAACAGGCTGCACAAGCACGTCGCTCGTACGCTTGCTCGCATCGGCTTCATTCCTCGCGTACCGCGCCGCGAATTCCGCGTCGGCGGCACTCTTCCCCGCGCGGTAGGATAACCGGATTAGCGTATAGAGGAAAATAGCCGCGGCGGCAATAGCCGCCACGGCCACCAGAATGGCGGTCCAGGATATCACTTGCGCTTCCAGACAAGTTGAACAATAGGCCAAACCGCCGCGCCGAGGGACACGATCGAACCCGCGATCATCATTCCGGTGGCAAGCCAGTGATTGACATCTTCCGGGGACGCGATCCCGAGCGTGACCAGCACGGCGCCAACGGCGGCAATCACGGAGCGCACGGCGTCCATGATTTTCTGATGGATGTCGTCCATATCAATTACCCCGCGACCCCGAGCGTGATCAGCATGGCGCCAACGGCGGCAAACACGTCGCGCACGGCGTCCATGAGTTTCAGGTGGAAGGCGTTCATGTCAATTACCCCACGAAGCGAGCCTGATAAGTGGCTCGTAATCTCGCAGTAGCCGCTCCACCGCGAGCAGCTCACTATTAATCGCATTGCGTTGCGAGATCAACTCGCTAAGCCTGCGCTCGAGCTGTTTTTTATTCGCGTAAGCCGTCTCCAGGCGCTCCTTGAGATCGACCTTGATCGTGTCCATGAGTTCATCGGGAGGCACTGGCATAAGCCCTCGCTAATTTAACGTCGTAGGCGTTCGTCTTGTATCCCCGCCCGTTATAACCATAGGCGAATCGAGCCCAGTTCCTATCACGGAGCGCGGCATCAAGCTTTTTGCCTTGAATAAAGAGCACCATTCCCTCGAGCTGGCGCGGCTCGCCTCGCAGAAAGTCGGCGACCATATTCGCCGCCTTGATAAACCCGCACAACTCGGAGTTCCTCCCGAGGATCTGGGGGCCGCCCCAGGACGCGGAACGAAACGCCGCGTCCTCGTTAATCGCGGCCGCCTTCAAGAAGCGCGGGTAACTATCGCGCGGGTAGGGCCGCGCACCCCAGACGGCGTACGCCAGCCCCGCCCGCACGGCGGCGGCGCGTTCAGCGCCGCGCAACTCGCGGTGGAATATGTGAGGCTCGAACAGCATGGTAAGCCGGCCCTTGGAATCATAGGACCGCTTCGCGCACTCGACCGCCCAAACTGCTTTCAGCGCCGCGACCTCGCACTTGAGATACTTGGCCGCGCTCGCCCAGTCCCCGCCGCCCAAAGCCGAGGCTTTCAGGTTGACAAGCTCGATCATCCCGCTATCCTCTCCATGTTCATAGTCCCTCCCTTGGTTACCCAAACTTGGCTCGCGCGGCGCAACCCGCGCGAGTTTTTTATCTGTAGCTCCCGTCCTCGCCCCCCCGCTGAGCGCGCGGAGCAACCCCCGCCTCTTTCATCTGGTCCTTGCCAATGCTGCCCGGCGGATTAGCCGCGCGCTGACCGCCCGGCGCCGCCCCCGGCGCCGGCTGCCCTGGAGCGCCGGGCCCCGCGCCCCCAGGCGCGCCCGGCATACCACCAGGTGCCTGTTTCTTCATCATCTCGAGCTGCGCGACTTCAGGCGGCAGGTCCGCGAGCTTCTCGAAGATCAGTGGCGCCAGACGCGGCCCAAAGGCGTCCTCGAGCAGCACGGATACGGCAGGCGCGATGTTCATCCGGTGCTCCGGGTACATAGCGGGCGGGATGCCCCGCAGAACGTTCAGCGCCGCGACCTGAAGCTGCACGCGCTCGGAGTTCTTGACGGCCTCCACGCCGAACCACATGAAGTAATACGACGACTCCAGCTCCACGGGGGGCACGCTGACCAGCTTAGGCTTTGGCCCCAGGTCCGCGATCGTCGGCACGAGCAGGTTATGGTCCCGGAATTGGTAGTCCAGCTCGAGGAAAAGCTGGAGCATGGGCGAAAGAATGTTCTCCTCGATCGTCACGACGGCTTCCGCCGTCGTGAGCAGGTCAACCGCCTGCTCCTGGGCCATCTCCGCTTGATTGCGTTTCGCGGTGGACGTGGATTGCGTGATCATGGCCGGGTTCACACCGAGCGTCTGCATGACCTGCATCCGGGCCGCGTTCACGATGGACAGCGCCTCTTCCCACATGACCGGGATCTGCAGCGGCTGCGTATCCTGGGGGCTCGTGAGCCATAGCGCGCCCGGCGACTGCGTCATGCAGTCAACGTTCGGGTTCTTCTCCGGGTCCGTCATCACGACGACTTGAAGCCCGCGATGCGCGCTGTCCATCCCAATGTTGATCGCGTCATTCGCCGCGAGCTGGAAGTCATAAACCGCGTCAACGGGCGCGCGGCCCTTGAATACGCCAGCCGCGCGCTCGCGCGGGGCCGACAGAATAGGCAACCGGTCGGACCAGAGCGGGTTCCTCTTGACGGAAAGGATATGCCCCTTGCCCGCGTGGAAGCAACGGTATAACCGCATCTCGTCATCGATGTTCAGGTTCAACCAGATCTCGTAGAGCAGGAGATAGGACTCCGTGCTATCGTCGTGGATGCCCGCGCTCTCCAGCTGCTCAACCCGCGTGTCCTGAACCCGCGTCCACAAGGCCGATCGGGTCGCCACGTCGCCGAACAGGCCAAGAGCCTCTTCCCCAGCCTCTTCCTCGACCTCACCCGTCTCCATCATCTGACGCAGCTTCGCCTTCGTCCAACGGCGGACAATGGCGACGCAACCCCCCTGGTCGAGCGCGTCGCCCAGGGAATTGGCGGTCGAGGGCGTGACGATCAGATCATTGTCGGGGATAACCTCGACAACAGGCCCCGCGTCCTGCACGACGACGTCGATCGCCTGCATCGTCACAACGGGCTGCATCGTCTCCGGGTCAACCAAGGGCAACGGCACCTCTTCCCTCTTGACCGTCGCCCGCTTCGTCGCGCGCCATGTCACATAGACGGTATAATGGCCCTCGAGATCGCCGTTCAGCATGAGCGCGGGCACGATGTCCGTGCGGAGATGGGCCTTACGGACATAGTGCTCGAGCAGCGAGATTATGTCCGAAGGCAGTTCCCCAGTCTCGGTCAAGGCCGTGACATAGCGTTCGGATCGCGGAAACAACTGGTTGGTGAAACGGATCTTGCGGGCGTTCACGGCGTCCCGCGCGAGGGGGACGTAAAAGTTCGAAGGCCCCGTGTAGACCTGGTCCTCGGACAGGACGCAATGGAACATCTCCCAATTACGCCGGATCATGTCCGCGCGGCGGATGCGGTTCTCCATCGCGCGCTCCACGTCGTCGAAGGCCGTGTCCACGGCGTCCGCGACGCCGTCCTCGTCCTTCATCTCCTTGTCGCGCCGCCAATCCGACAACGGCGGGGGCGCGTCCGGGTCGCCGAAGGGCGGCTCGCTCGCGGGCTCCGGATGCTCGCGCATGAGACGCGGGTCCTCGGAGGCTTCACCTTCTCTTTTGCGTTTGCGTGCCATCCGGGACCGTACTCAGGTAAGGGCGCCCATCGTGCGCGTACCGCACGCGACCGCCCATGAGGGACTGCGTAACCTGCCGCGTGCGCAGGCGGCTCGCCATTGCCTCCAGGGCCGTGGCCACGATATCATAGCGGTTCGACTTGCGTCCTTCAAGCGACTGGCACCCGCCCGACAGACCTTGAAGCGCCCAGCTGGCCTGGGGGTGTACCCGCAGGCCGTCCATCCGGGCCAGAAGAAGCCGGAGCTCGGCTTCCCCGATACCCGGCTCCGCCGCCTGCCCCAGCTCGTACCCAGTCGCGCGCGCGGCGGGCCGCAACCCCACGGGGTCGATCGTCCGCCAATGCGCGGCGGGGAGCACGATCCGCGCGGGGCGCTCCAACTCGAGCTTCCGCAGCAACAAGGGAAGCACCTCGGAGGGGCTGCCCTCCATATAATGATCCCGCAGGACATGCACGGGGCCTTTCTCGGGCACCCCCGCCAATAGCATATAGGTGGCGTATCCATCAGCCGCCGCGACAAGGAACTTGTCAGTCTCGACCATCGGGACCGGGCTATGATCGACGTGCGCCTGCGTGAACTCCGGGTACTTCTCGCGCCCCGTCCTTATGATGGCGTACGCCAAGGCGTTCGGTACGTCCAGACGCCCGGTCGGATATTGCTCAAGCTGCTCTATCAAATCCTTGTGCATCCCAGGTCCCCCGTAAAGCCGCACTCTTCCAGAAATCAACCAAGGCTGTAGGTTGCGGATGAACTCGAGCTTGCTCTTATCGCGCGGCGCGCTTTTATAGTCGATCGGCAGCGTCATGCCGCGCTCCATCTGGGCGTGCAGGAGCGGTGTGCGCAGGTACTCGTGCAACCCGTCGATCTCAACCCCGATCTCCACGGGGCGGTAGATAGTGTTGATACGGAATATGTCGTCGATCATCTCATCCGGCATCCACAGATGCCCGCCGCTCTCCCATACGGTCAATGTGTTATGGGGGCCTGGGCTCCACACCACGACGCCTGTATGCGAGCTGTTGGGCCTCGTGGTTCGCGCGGGGTCATACATGGCGTAGACAGCCTCGTAGGTCCGTGGCATCTGTATGTAGACGACCTTCTCCGGGTCGAAGATGCGTTCCGCGTCGGGCCGCGCGCGGCAGTAATACTCCTGCTCGAACAGCCGGAGCTTGCCCAGGCGCGCGTACTGTTCCTTCTCGGCGTCGATCGCCTTGAGCGGCCACTTCCCGGGCCAGGACGGGACCCTCGCGCCATCGGCGCCGGGCGCCTCGATGGGGACCACGAGTGTCCGCCACCCGGGATCGCGGCGGAGGTGCTCCGAAACGCACTCCGGCGCGAGCGGAGTGGCGCAGACACGCAGACGCGCCTTCGATATCTCCATGGCGGGGCGAAGCACGGCGAACAACCAGTGCATGACCTTCATGAGATTAGCAGGGCTCGCTACGTCTTCCTCGTTCTCTATGTCGTCCAGTACGGCGAGATCGGGCCGGTACTGTAAATACTTTACTCCACGGAGGGATTGGCCCTTTCCGATGGCCTGGATGCATACGCCGTTCTTGAGCACGACGCGTGAAGCGCCCCAGGTGGATGCCGTCGCGGCGGAATAGTCGCCGAAAACGGATTGTATCTTCTCATTCGTGCCCAATTCGACCTGCACGGAGGTCAAGCGGTCCTTCGCGCGCTGTTCCGTGTCGCCGACGAGCAGAATATTATGAAATTCCTGGTATAGGGCGGCGATAATGACGGCTTCCTCGGTGATCGAGCTCTTCGCGGAGCCACGGAAGCACTGAAACTGCACGAAGGGGGCGGAGGAGTGCCACTCCCTGATCATTTCCGCGTGAAAAGGGGCGGACTGGAAGCTCCGCCGGTGGCTGAACAGCCACTCATGCGCGAGGTTCCGGTCCGCGTCCAGGAGTTTGAGGGTCTTGGCGAGGTTTTTAAGGCTCATGTCTCCTTATATATGAGCGGGCGGGCGGGTTCTAGTCGGTAAGACCACATGCCGCTCTCATCGCTAGGCGCAGTCGCTCGTCAGCGTCGTCCCGCTCCTCGGGGGTCATCAACGCGCGCTCGCGCCCTAGACCCGCGGACCTTTCGCGCGGGGGTTCCAGACGTGCTTCTGTAGGTGTTTCCGGCACGCTCTTTACTACATTAGACACGTTCGAACTCGGATAGATTACCGGGGCCGCGCTTTTTTGTTCCTGGTTTGTTTCATTTTCCATGCCTTTTTTAATAAAAAATGCCACTTGGCGCGCGATTGAGCGGCAATCGCGGGCGGCGATTAAGCGGATTTTTTCGTACATTTCGGGGGTAAGACGTACCTCATATGACATTTTACGACTTGCTCCTTAACTTTTTGGGGGTGCAGCGAGGGCTTGATTTTTAGCCCTCGCTGCACCCCCTAATATAGGGTGTTATATCCCCGTGTCAAGGCGTGAAACGGGGCGAATGTCCGCAAATGTATGCTGCCCGCATAAATCCTAAAATGGCCGCAAATTGGGGGGAGGGAGCCTCACTCTCCCTCACTTTAGGTCGGCGTTCAGAGAAAAAAAACCGAAAAAAAGGGCAATAAATGGAAAAAATAGTATAGTAAAACATACAAATACGTAGTTTTTATGTGTAGTCAGGCCCTTTTCGAGGGATCCCGGAAATGTTTCACAGGATTCGTGAACGATATCAGTTGGTTACAGACGGCGCGGCTGCGCGGCGCGGCTCGCACGATGGGTAGGATGGGAGCGGATTTCGACCAATTGGTACAGGTTCGCACGGGGGGGGAATTTGCGCGGAAGCGCGGGTAAGTCATTGAAATCATTGGGGTTTGGGGTCCTACTACTACTACTACTACTATCTATATTTTTTAAATAAACATACCCCGGGATTTTTCGTGTTGCTCGCGGCACGCCTTTTTTCTCTCACATACTCTTTCCCCAAAACGCGATTCTGTTCGTGTTGTATCGTAGTAAGCTTAAGCATTGGATAAACTAGAAATATCAATCACTTAAGCCGTATTTCGGTATTATCGCTACTACCAAAATCGTTACACATCAATGGGTTAGCACTATCGCCAAAACGTGATCGATTTCGACTTGACTTTCGCACGAAAACGCACTACATATATATCATAAGAGAGAGGAACGTATCACTAGCACAGCGCCAACGCGGTAGCTCAAGGGCAACGCCACAAGCCGGGCACACACGGCGCGGTAAGTCGAGCGGCCACTCCCACCCCCCTAACCCCGTGCACGGGCCGCGCGAGCGGCCCTCTTCTTGGAGCGTGACCTTGCCGATCGACCTCATGGACCACTTGCGCGATCCAGCTCCAGTCACGCCGTCTAGGCGGGAGCTGGACTTCGCGCGCCCCGCTGGCATCAGCTTCGAGGGCCGCGCGGGCGCCATGACCCTCCGTGCGTACCGCGCGCTCGGGCAGGCATCCGACAGCCCCATCGCGCGGTACGCCGTCCTGATCGACGCGGCGCGCCGCGTAAGCGCCAATACCCCGTCCATCAGCGACATCGCCACCCGCGCGGGCGTCCCGGTGCCCGCCCTGCGCCGTTTGTTGGCATCCCCTAGCACCACGCCCCGCCCAGGGACCATCCTGATGGCCCTGCAAGCCCTCCACGCGGCCTTTTCGATCGCCATGGACCCTACCTACGTCCCCACGAGGCGGAGACGGCCCACCGGCCGCCCCAAGCCCGTGCTGGCCAATTTCCCGCCCCGTGACAATCCAGCCCAGGCAAGCTTGATGCCCCGCTACGTACGCGCGACTGGCCTGTCCATCTCCGCCGTGCGGTACTGGGGCGCCGTCGGCGTGACGCCGGTCAGCCGCTGGCGCCGGCGCGCGGAGACCGCGCTCGAGACTGTCATGCTGGAGACCCTGCGCGTCGGGCGCCCGGAGGTGATCGACAATCACATGGCCTATTACCGCAGGATCGCGATATGGCTTGGCTTTAGCGAGGATGACTACTGGCGCATCCGTGGCAACGCCGAGTCACAGGCGGCGTAATCACAAAAACGTGAACGGAATCCAGTTGACAAGGAGGGAGAAGTGTAGTTATATATGTCATCAACAAGGGAGATGGTTATGACCCACACAATTACGGAACTCGACAGGCTGATCGCGGACCTAGAGCGGGTCCGGAGCAGCGCCCTCCACGGAGAGAAGATTGACGCGCCGTTGGAGAGGTGGAGCCGCGAGGCGCGGTCCTGCTTCCGGGACTACGTGATGGAAATCGCCGAGGAGGCCGGCTGCTTTCTCGAGGCCGCGTCCCTGCTCACGGGCACGAATTCATAAAATAATTTAGCGACGCGGCCGGCCTCTTGCCAAGGCCGCGTCCCCACTCGATCACAAAAAAGTGAACAGAATCTGGTTGACTAAGTGTAAGAAGTGTAGTTATATAGGTTATGGACACGGGAAGGAGATTGTTATGAATTGCCCCGCCGATGAACTCGACAAGCTGATCGCGTACCTGAGGCAAGTTCGCGGCTCCACGCTCTACCGGACGGCGCTCGACACGCCACCGGAAACGTGGAGCCGCGAGACGCGGGAAGACTTCACGGACCTCGTGTTGGACGTCGCCGAGGCGGCTGACCCCTTTTTCAAGGCCGCGTCCAAGCTTGTGGGAAATCATGACCCTAAATACAATGACCGGGTCGCCTCCACCGCCGTGCATGACATGCTGCTCGACGACATGAAGGCTTTCGTGGACGATGAAGGATAAGTAATAATAGCTTAGACAGTAAAGGATGATAGTTATGTTGCTCGAAGCCAAGTATATCCGCGCGGCATCGCGCGTTTCCCTAAAGGAGAAAACCAGGGCTTACCTGGGCGGCGTGTACGTCGAGGTAAACAGGGATTACACATTCTACGTGGCCACGGATGGTCTCGCTTTGTTCGCGGTCCGGCGAGCTACCTTGGAGCCGTTCGAGCGGCCGATGTACCTCATTATCCCGTCGGACGTTTGCAAGGCCGTGCCCAAGGCTACAAAACGGGAAAGCGACCCACGGGTGGAGCTTACAAATCCTCGGGACCGTTACCAGCTCGGCAACCAGATTTTCGACGCCATCGATGGGGCGTTCCCGGACTGGCGACGAGTGGTGCCACGGGGCGACCTACGGGAGCCGCTATCCGCGCAGGATCCCCGTGTCGCGATTCGCCTGTACAAGGCGGCGGCCGAGCTGGGGATCGGCTACAATCCCTCCCAGTTTGGGTCCGGGAGTGGGAGCCCTATCGTGTACCGCTGGGCGATGCACGAGGATATTCTTGGGCTGTGCATGCCTTGCCGCCAGCCAAGGGACCCAATCTCGACCGTGCCGGATTGGGCGAAAGGAGCTTGACATGCTGCACCCCGACCTGATTTCCCCCCGTGCGTCGCGCGCCTTGGCGGCGCGCCTCACGGCTCATATCGTGTACGGTCCGCCGGCGCGGCTGGCGCGGCAGGACAAGGCGATTTATCGCCATCGGTGTGAGAGTATGTTGGCGCGGGTCCTTGTGTGCCAGCCGCGATTGCGCCGGACGTATTTTGACTTGGACCACGTTACCCCACCGCTGATCTAGGAGGTCATCATGAACAAGCAGAAATTTCCGTGGTTTGTTGTCGTCCTGTTTATCGGCGTCCTGCTGATACAGGCCGGCGTCGCGCTCAAGGTTTTGAATGGCGGCCACGCCCACACGCCCCACTATCGGGGATTGCATGGAGACAGTAGATGACCCTCGCGTTCCGGACTCGTGACGCCGCGGCACGGCTTATAAAGCTTGCGGACTCTACACGCTATGTTGATTGGATAGGGTGCCCGATCGATACCACGAACGTTGACCAACGCAAGATGCTCCAGTTTTTCATTGAGGACGTGGCGCTGATCATGGACCGCGTCTACAAGGAGGCGGGCATTCCGCAAGACACACGCGCGACCGTGACCCGCTTATTGCGCTACGGCGTTTGACCGTAAGGAGATACCACGATGCTTGAGTCTATCTTCTTTATTGCCGCCTGCATCCTGATCCACCGTGCGTATGACCGCGCGCAACGCCGCGCGGAGGCGCGGGAAGCGCGGCATGACGAGCTGCTCGCCCGCTATATCCACAACTATAACGTGGAGCGCGGCTATCATGTCGAGGACTGACGCGAACGAACCCCCCTTCACCTACGACTGGGTCGCCCAGTCGTGCGAGGAAGTGACCCGGGCGATCGCCGCGCGCGCCGCCCAGAGGTTCCAGGAATGCCCAACCGACGCTAACCGTGAAGCGCTTGAGGCGGCGTGCGCGCTTTTGGAGCAGTGGACAAAGGATCGTTGGCGGAGGACGAGATGACCACGAGCGTTATGAAAACTACAGGGGATGGCACGCGGGAGTGGCGCTGGCGCGGCCAGCGCCACCGCGAGGACGGCCCGGCTGTCGAGCGGGCGGATGGCACGCGGGAGTGGCGCTGGCGCGACCAGCGCCACCGCGAGGACGGTCCCGCGATCGAGTGGCCCGACGGCACGCGGGAATGGTACTGGCACGACCTGCGCCACCGCGAGGACGGTCCCGCGATCGAGCGGGCGGATGGCACGCGGGAATGGTACTGGCACGACCTGCGCCACCGCGAGGACGGTCCCGCGATCGAGCGGGCGGATGGCACGCGGGAATACTGGAGGCACGACCGGCTGCACCGCGGGGACGGCCCCGCGGTCGAGCGCGCGGATGGCACGCGGGAATGGTGCTGGCATAACCAGCTCCACCGCGAGGACGGCCCGGCTGTCGAGCGGGCGGATGGCAGGCGGGAATGGTACTGGCACAATCAGCGCCACCGCGAGGACGGTCCCGCGATCGAGCGGGCGGATGGCACGCGGGAATGGTACTGGCACAACAAGCGCCATCGTGCCGACGGCCCGGTTGTCGAGTGGCCTGATGGAAGGCTGGAATATTGGCGACACGGCGTGCGCGTGGAAGCGGATGAGGTGGTGTGATGGTCGAGAGCGTCATGTGGGTTACACCGGATGGCACGCGGGAATGGTACTGGCATAACCAGCTCCACCGCGCGGACGGCCCGGCTGTCGAGCGGGCGGATGGCAGGTTGGAATGGCGCTGGCACGACCAGCTGCACCGCGAGGACGGCCCCGCGATCGAGCGGGCGGACGGCACGCGGGAATGGCACTGGCACGACCATCTGCACCGTGAGGACGGCCCTGCTATCGAGCGGGCGGATGGCCTGCACATATGGTGCTGGCACAACCAGCTCCACCGTGATGACGGTCCCGCGATCGAGTGGCCCAATGGCACGCGGGAATATTGGCGACACGGCGTGCTTATATCAGTGGACGAGGTGGGGTGATGGTCGAGAGCGTTATGAAGACCTTAGCGGATGGCACGCGGGAATGGTACTGGCGCGACCAGCGCCACCGCGAGGACGGCCCGGCCGGCGAGTGGCCCGATGGCACGCGGGAATGGTACTGGCACGACCAGCTGCACCGCGGGGACGGCCCCGCGGTCGAGCGCGCGGATGGCACGCGGGACTGGTACTGGCATAACCAGCGCCATCGTGCCGACGGTCCGGCGATCGAGTGGGCGTATGGCGCGCGCATGTGGTACTGGCACGACCAGCGCCACCGCGAGGACGGCCCGGCTGTTGAGTGGCCCGATGGCACGCGGGAGTGGTACTGGCACGACCTGCGCCACCGCGCGGACGGCCCGGCTGTCGAGCGGGCGGATGGCGCGCGGGAATGCTGGAGGCACGGCGTGCGCGTGGAAGCGGATGAGGTGGTGTGATGGTCGAGAGCGTCGTGCGGATTACAATGGATGGCACGCGGGAATGGTACTGGCGCGACCAGCTGCACCGCGCGGACGGCCCGGCTGTCGAGCGAGCGAGTGGCACGCGGGAATGGTACTGGCATAACCAGCTCCACCGCGAGGACGGCCCGGCTGTCGAGCGGGCGGATGGCAGGTTGGAATGGCGCTGGCATGATCAGCGCCATCGTGCCGACGGCCCCGCGGTCGAGCGCGCGGATGGCACGCGCATATGGTACTGGCACGACCTGCGCCACCGCGAGGACGGCCCTGCTATCGAGCGGGCGGATGGCACGCGGGAGTGGTACTGGCACAATCAGCGCCACCGCGCGGACGGCCCGGCCGTCGAGTGGCCCGATGGCACGCGCATATGGTACTGGCACGACCAGCTGCACCGCGGGGACGGCCCGGCTATCGAGTGTCCTGACGGAAGGCTGGAATATTGGCTGTATGACGCGTTTGTAACAGTGGACGAGGTGACGCGATGACAACCGAGGTACTGGATGACACGATCGACGTTTATGATCCGCTGATCAAGCGGCTCGATAAGGACCTGCGGCAGACCGCGAAGGCCTTGGGCACCCCCCAAGCACGGTTGCTCGTGGCGACCTATTATATGATGCAGGAGGATCGTAAGCGCGCGCGGGCCCGCCTGGGATCGCGCACGACCGAGAAGCCCATGCGCGTGCTCGAGTGGATGGCGGATCAGTTCGGCTTACTCGAGAAGCGTATCGTGACCTTGCTCGACTTGTGGTCCGAGCATCACGAAGCCGGGCCTTGGCTGCGGGCGCAAAAGGGGGTCGGCCCCGTGCTCGCGGCCGGGTTTCTCTCGCTCCTTGACATTGAGCGAGCGAGTACGGCGGGTGCGTTTTGGAAGTTCTGCGGCGTGCCTAGTTCAGGGAAATGGCTCAAGGGACAGAAACGTCCGTGGTGCGCGGATGCGCGGCGCTTGTGCTTCTTGGCCGGGCAGAGCTTCATGAAAGTATCCAACCGGGACGATGCGTTCTACGGCGCGCTCTACAAGCAGCTTAAGGCCGAGGAATGGGAGCGTAACCTTTCCGGCGAGCACGATCGCGTGGGGCGCGTGGATGAGTTCATCGCGCGGTTCAAGCCTGGCGCACTTACCCCGGACCTGCGCAAGTGGGTGGATGGTGAATTTAATCGGATTGAACCCGCGAGGAAAAGTGATGACGGAGGAGACCTTATTGCGTTGCGCGGTTTGCGCGATCCTGGCATGGATGGCGTTCGCATGCTTCCTCCTTCTCTTATCCTAAGCCGCGCGCGCTGGCGCGCCGTTACCCTTTTCCTGTCGCATCTGCATCAGGTCTGGTATGAGGTTCACTACGGCCGGTCGCCCGCCGAGCCCTACGCGTTCGCGGTTTTAGGCCACGCGCATAAGGTCAACCCGCCCCCACCGTGGGTGGGCTAGCTGGACGAGGAAGACGGTTGGAATTTGTGAACGAGCCGTGTCAACTGATAGTTGCGCAATAAGAACGAGCTAAGCTGCTGGATTGTTGAAGTGGTAGAACGAGCCGCGCCTGCCAATGGTTACCTAGCAAGAACGAGCTGTCCTGCCCGATGGTTGCGAACCATGAACGAACTGGAACGAGATATAGTTTAAGGATCGTGAATGCCTGTGCTTGCGCTAGACTTCGAGACTTACTATTCGCCCGATTATACACTGTCGAAAATGACCGCGGAGGAATATGTACGCGACGAGCGGTTCGAAGCGCATTGTGTCTCGATTTATGATGGCGCCCGCATGCGAAGCGCGCGGGGAACCGATATCCCCGCGCTCCTCAGCGAGTATGACTGGCCAACTATCACGCTGATCGCGCATAACGCGGCCTTCGACGGCTTCATCTTGACGGACCGCTATGGGTGCTACCCGGCGCATTACCTTTGCACGATGGGCGCGGCGCGGTACGTTTGGGGCTCGCATGTGAAGGTTTCGCTTGAGAGCTGCCTGGCACGGCTTGGTATGGCACCCAAGTCCGTTCCGTACTCCTCGATGATCGGGAAGCGATGGGCTGATATGCATGGCGCGCTTCAAGATCTTATCGTCGCGGGTTGCGAGCAGGATACGCGACAGACCTGGGCGTTGGCGGGGCGCTTGGTTCCCCAGGTACCGGACCTCGAGCTATCCATGATCGACATGACGGCGAAGCTCTTCACGGAGCCGCGGCTCGAAGGCGATACGGACGTGCTCCAGGCGCTCGCGCTTCAAGCGCGGCGCGATCGCGCCGACGCGCGCGCCCGCCTTGGCGTCCCGGAGGGGAAGCCGCTCTCGCAGGCCCAGTTCGTCGCGAAGCTAGAGGAACTCGGGATTGAACCGGAGTATAAGCAGGGGAAGACTGGGCTTATCTCCGCGACGGCGAAAAAAGACGAGTTCATGCTACGCCTACTCGATGGGTCGTTTGGCGAGGATGCCGAACTCCTGGCGGAAGCGTTCTGCGCGGCGCGAAGCTCGATTCAAGAGACGCGGGCGGACCGCTATCTCGGCATGGCGCGCCGTGGACCTCTCCCCGTGGCGCTAACCTATAGGGGGGCTGTATCTGGGCGTTGGACAGGCAAGGGGGGCCGGACGAATTTTCAAAATCTCCCCAGGAATGGCGATATCCGCAAGTCGCTGCGCGCGCCCGAGGGCCACGTACTGATCGGCGCCGACCTGTCGCAGATCGAATTGGTGATCAACGCCTACCTCGCGGGCGAGGGCGCGGTGCTGGACGCGCGGCGCGCGAAGCGCGATGTTTATTGCGAGACGGCGAGCGCGCATTATGGACGGACCATCGTGAAGGGGGGCCTGGAGCGCCAGACTTTCAAAGTCGTGTGCCTTGCATCGCAGTTTGGATTGGGCCACAAGACGCTTGCCGTCCTCCTACGCATTCCAGCGGACCAGGCGGCGCCGCTCACAGACTCGTGGCGCGCCCGAAATCGGCGTATCTGCGCGTCGTGGCGCCGCGCGGCCTACCTGATCCCCGTACTGGCGGGGCTTGGGAAACCTGAGAAATTCCTCGGCTGCACCATCGAGCCCGGCCGCGTCGTGTTGCCGTCCGGCAACCAGATGCTCTATGAAGTCGAATGGTCCGATGAACGGAAATCCTGGATGCGGCGCAAATACGCGGCGCAAAGCTTCTTCACGGGCTGTACGCTCTGCGAGAATATCGTGCAGGGCACGGCGCGAGACGTACTAGCGGTCGCGGTTAAGCGCGTTTGCCGCGCGACCGGCCTTTATCCCGTGCTCACGACGCACGATGACGCGGTTTGGTGCGTCCCGATCGCGCGCGTGCCCGAGGTGTTGGCCGCCGTGGAGGCCGCGTTTTCCACAGCGCCCGCCTGGTTGCCGGATTGCCCCATTGATAGCGAAGTAAAGGCGGGAACCGATTATGGACTTACCGGAGACCTGGAATTTTACATACAGCAAGCTGCGGGCCTTCGAGAACTGCCCGAAGGCGTTCCACCATAGGTACGTCGCCAAGGACGTACGCGACGAGCTGGGCGCCGCCGCGCGCCATGGCACAGCCGTGCACGCCGCTCTCGAGGCCCGTGTCAAGACTGGAGAAACAAGCGATTTGACCGCACCGCATGAGCCGGTGATTGGGCTGCTGCTTGCAACCGCGCCCTGGCAAGCGGAGGTCGAGGTCGCGGTGGATGCTGATTGGGGGGCGGCGGCATGGTCGGGATCCTGGTTGCGCGGCAAGATAGATTTGCACGCCCATAATGCTTCAACTAATCGTGTTGTGCTGCTCGATTGGAAAACAGGTAAGGTCCGCGAGGATAAGTTCGAGTTGCAGGTTCAGGCCGCGCTTCTCGAACCGATCTACCCAGGCGCGACGTTTTCGGGTTTCTACTACTGGTTGAAAACCCAGGCGCCCGGGATGCTCTATTCGCTTGACGTAGGCGCCGCGCGGCGGCGCGTTTCCGCGCTGGCCGCGAAGGTAGCGGCGTCGGATCCTGACCCAAAGCCCGGCCCTCTCTGTGGGTATTGTCCCGTGACAGCGTGCCGTTTCTGGCGCCCAGGTTGAAAACCTGAAGTGAACTGAATATTGGGATGGTTAATTATGCAGAATGAACTCCACAGGCGAACGCTTGATGAATGCGAATGAACTAGCCGACTAGACGCCTGAAGACCGGAAATGAACAGTAAACCACGATCGTTACGCTGCGGGAATGAACTGAAAAGTCCGATCGTTGCATGGCGTGAATGAACTGGGTATCTCGATCGTTAATCGTCGTGAATGAGCTGAATACTGGAACCGTTAAGGTGAAGGAGCGTATCATGAACTGGATGGACAATATAAAAACTAACCCATGGGCGGAGCCTGACGTGTTGGAGTCCGCCATCAAGGCCGAATATCGCGCGAAGCTGCGCGCGATCGGTGCCTACGTGTATAGCGTGCACGTCAACCATTACGGCCGCGCCGCCGTGGATGACTTCATATGCTACAAGGGCACGTTCTACGCGATCGAGGGCAAGCGCCCGAAGGGCAAGGTTACAGCCCGCCAGCAATCCGTGCTCGACGAAGTAGCGGCGGCGGGGGGCGGCGTGATCGTCGCCCGCTCTTGGGAGGATGTTTGGCGCGGCATGGGCTTTCCGGCGGACCCCGCGTGACCTGCCAGCCACCCGCCCACTACGACTTCCCCGCCGCGCCCGGGTTGGTACCAATGGACAACCAGCGCATGCGCGCGGCTTTTCTGGCGGGGCACAAGCGGGCATTCGAACTGAGTGAGATGCGTACCGGGAAAACACTCACGGCGCTGTGGGCGGCGGATTACATCATGCACGGGTACGGCGACGCTAAGCGTGCGCTGATTGTCGCTCCCCGCAGCATCATGCGGCTGGTCTGGCTGGCGCACGTGCGCGACCATCTGGGCGGGCATCGCACGGGGGTCGTGCTCGAGGGTGATATGGCCAAGCGGCGCAAGACGCTGGCGATGGACCACGCGGGCTTCGTGATCACGAACCCGGACGCGCTCAAGACGCCGGTCGGCAAGGACCTCTTTGACATGGCCAAGGCGGGCGAGTTCGCCGTCATGATCTTCGACGAGGCGACGACGTACCGTCACACGCGCACGAAGCGTTGGCGGACCACGTTCGCCGTCGCCAGCCAAATCGAATACGTCTGGCTCCTGACCGGCACGCCGACGCCGCAGGCCCCCACGGACGCGTACGGGCTAGAGGCGCTGGCCTTTGGCCCGCGCGGCTCATTCGTACAGTGCAAGGAACGCCTGATGGTCCAGATCGACCAATTCAAATGGGCGCCGCGCCCAGGGCATGAGGCCCTGGTCGCCAAGATGCTATCCCCCGCCGTGCGGGTGCGGCAGGATGAGTGTTTCGCGGTTCAGAAGGCGCCGCCGCAGAACAGGGCGGTTGAGTTGACCTCGGAGCAGAAAAAGGCGTTTGCTTCGCTCCGCGCCGGCGGCGCCGTGCGGGTCGCGGGTAAGACCATCACAGCCGTGCACGCGGCGGCGACGCGCCTCAAGTTCATGCAGATTTCGGCGGGCATGATCTATGACGCTGACCACGATATCGTAAAAGTGAATTGCGCTTCCAGGCTTGAGGCGCTAAAAGAAATCGCGATGGAGGCTCCGGCCAAGATCATAGTGTTCGCATCCTTCCATGGCGTCCTTGACGTATTGGAGGCTGAGTTCGGGAAAGATTGTGTGAGGGTTGATGGCACGGTTTCCGATAAGCATATCGAGCAGCGCGTCAACGCGTTTCAGTCGGGCGAGCCACGTTGGCTCCTGGCGCATCCGGCCGTTGTGGCACGCGGGCATAAGTTCACCTGCGCTTCCACGATCGTATGGTTTACGCCTACTGACAAGAGTGAGGAATATCAGCAAGCCAATCAACGGATATTTGGCCCTGACCAACAAGCAAATTGCTCCATCATCAACCTGGTAAGCTGCCCATTGGAAGCTAATATATTCGCCGCCCGCGCGGGTAGCGAGGCACTGCAGGAACAAGCGCTATCGATCATCGAAGGAAAGGGACTCGAATGGTAGACGCAAGCGAGCTTTTTAAACAGATTACGGCGCGTGAGTCACAGCTTGAGAATTTCAAGACAGTCGTCATCAAGCCTTTGCAGGCGCAGATCGATGATCTGAGGTCGCGATTGGCTGCTTATATGACCGAGCAGAACTTGAATTCCGTGAACACGGATTTTGGGCGCGCGCATTTCTCGACGGCGTTGAGCGCGAAGGTTATTGACAAGGACGCATGGCTCGACTTTGTCGGGGAGAATGACCAATGGGACATGCTGACAAAGCATGTCGCGACACAAGTCATAGCCGACTGGCACGACAAGCAGGTCGCGGTCTATGAAAGGGAGAAAGCAGCCGGCAAGGACGTTAAATATCCGGATTACCCAGACGGGCTCCAGGTCGAGCGGGTCCGCAGGCTTAATATCGCACTCAAGAAGGACGTTATCGAATGATCGAGTTCCCGAATTTGTACAATGACGCGAACGCGGCGCAGGAAACATCGGCGCGCCCCCCCCGCGTCTCGTTGCTGAATGACCGTTTCACCCTCCTGGACGAAAACGGCCAGGAAGCCGGGGAAGTCCATGGCGAGTTCAAGTTTATGGTCGCCTACATCCGCCCTTCCGTGTTTCGGGTTTTCTACGGCAGCAAATATGACCCTGAAAACCCGTCCGGTCCGGCGTGCGTCTCCTACGACGGCAAACGGCCGGATGCCACGGAGAGCCCGGAACCCCAGCATGAGCTATGCTCGGCTTGTCCCCGCGCGGTCTGGGGCTCCAAGGAAGGTTTCAGCGGCGGGAAAAGCCGCGAGTGTCAGAACCGCGTCCTGGTCGTCGCCATGACATCCGATAAGAAGTTCTGGCAGTTCGCGATCCCGCCGGCGAGCCAAAAGAATTGGAAGCTGTTCGTGGACGAGCAGCGCCGCACAGGGAAACCTTTGCAGGCGATGATTGCCGGCGCCAAGTTCCGGCGGGGCACGAAGATTCTTGAGTTCGTCGCGCGCGGGACAGCGCCGCTGGATTACCAGGAAGCGATCGCGACCTTTACCGCGCGCGCGGGTGAGAATATGACTGGCCCACCGCGCGCGCTCGATGTGGAGCTGCTCGCGCCGTACATGTCGCTTACGCCGCGCCTTACGCACGAGCCCGAGCCCGAGCCCGCGCCCGAGCCCGAGCCCAAACCCGTCTCGAAGCGGCGCGCGGTAAAATCGCCGGAGCCGCCGGCGGAAGCCGATGAGCCGGCGGCTGAAGCGGACGCCCTGGCGGCGCACCTTCGCCAAGCATTTGGGCTGTGATTACCGGCCGCCACTAGAACTAGGTCAAGCGGTAATCCCCCCGCCGCCTTCCCCAGGCGTTGTTACCGTTTGCGGGGCTTCCACTTTCAGTAGAAGGTGGAAGCCCTTTTTGCGGGGTTGTCATGGCGCGGAAGCTTCCCGGGGCGTTCAAATCTCTAGCGGAATCGCGCGTATGGACGCGCTGGAGGCCTGTCACCAAGGACGGGAAGGTGACGAAGCCCCCGTGCGACGCGCGTGGGCGGCCAAAGGGCGCCGAGACGGACCCCGCCACGCTTTCCGAGATCGGCGACGCGTGGCCGGATATCGGCGTTATACTAGGCCCCGCGACCGGGCTTATCGGGATCGATATCGATCATTGCGGGGAAAATGGAAAGTGCGCTAGCTGGCTTTCGCCGCTTCTCTCGAGGGCCAAGGCGGCGGGCGCGTTCGTCGAGATATCCGTATCCAGGACCGGCATTCATATTATCGGCCGATCGGCATCCTTTCCGAAAGGCCACTCATTCGCGCATCCGTTCGACCCCGCGTTCCCCCAGGCCAAGATCGAGTGCTTCTCCGAGAAACGCTACTTCACGCTTGCGAATAACCTCATATTCGATCCGCCCGAACTGGGCTGTATCGATGACGTGTTCCGCGCGGCGCTCGCCATGGAGCGTAAGGCGCCCAAGAAGGCCGACGAGCTACTGAAGCGGTCGAGCGATGACACGTCCAAGGACTTCTTCGCCGCCATGCAAATCCTTCGGCGCGCGGGTTGGACACCTGATGAAGCGGCGGCCTACGCGCTTCGCTGGCCGGAAGGCGCCGCCGCGCAGTATATCCGCGAGGATAAGGTTCTCGAGCAAGCGCGGGTCTGCCATGAGAAAGGGCGCGCATCGGACTTCGGCGACGCGCCCGGCGGCGCGCCCGGGGGCGCGGACGCGGACGAAGTAGAGATTCCTGGCTATCACTGGTCGCCAAATTGCGTCACGGATGACGAGGGGAAGATCATCTTCAACAATGGGGTGCGCGCCGTTCACGCGTACCAGGGGGGAATGGCGTCGTTCGATATCAAGGTTTACGACCACAAGGAAAAGTGCGAGAATACCCTTCACCTCGATTGGCTCGAGACCTCGGGATTCGTGCGGGAGTACACGGGGCGGGCGTTATGCCAGGCCAGCAACGCCGCGCTGAAGCGCTACCTGGAGGTGGCGTTCGTGCATCTACAGGGCTTGGGGAGAGTAACCCGCGTGCATGATCGATTCGGCTGGACGAAAGACGACGCCTTCGTGCTCGGCGAGTACGTTTACGCGGAAGGCCGCGTTGAGCCGGCGAAGTTGACCATTGACACCGAGGCGCGCGGACAGCTTTTAGCCCCCGTGGGTACACTGGAGAAATGGCGCGAAACCGCCGCCCGGCTTTGTCACCCAGGGTTAGAGCCCTTCCTGGCGGCGCTGCTCGCGAGCGCGGGTGCTCCGCTCATCTCGCGGGTATGGGGGAAGGAAGGCGGTTTCGTCCTATCCTATTTTGGCCACGTGAGCGGGTCAGGCAAGTCCACGGCCTTATCGGCGGCCGCGTCCGTCTGGGGCGAAGCCGGGTGCATTGCCCTGGGTTCATCCGCCACGGATCACCATCGGTTTTATACGCTGGCGGTCCTGCGCCACCTTCCCGTCACCTGGGACGAAGCCAAGAGTACGCCCGAGTCGCAAGGAAAGAACCAGTCAACTCAAACGCCCTTGGTGTCCATACTTCAGGCTTTCACGGATGGCACGGAAAGAGGGAGGCTCGGGACGAAGGGGAAGCCCGTCGCGGCGCAAAGCGGCTGGTCAACCGCGCTGTTCATGGCGGGTAACAAGTCGAAAATCGGCGTGCTGGTTGGCACGGAGGAAGGGGCGGCGCAGGCGCAACGGATCATCGAGTTCAATTGCCAGAAGAAGATCACGTCGGGCATGCTGGGGTGGGCTCCCTTCACGAAGGAAGACTTCGAGGCGAACGGCGGCCATATCGGGCGCGCGATTGCCCGTTATCTGTCCATCAAGGCGAACCGGGACGCCGCCGTTGCCAGGCTTAAGGAGGTTTACGCGGGCTATATCAGCGCCACCGGCGCGGATAAGCGCTTTCAGATGCGCGCCTTGTCCGTTATCCGCGTCATGGGCGAAATCATGGATGCCGAGGGTTGGCTTCCGATCGACGCCGACCGGCTAGAGAGCGTGCTCATGGAGGCCCTCCGCGCGAGCGAGGTGAACGCGGCGGAGCTGGCCAAGGCGGAAGAGGCACTGGAGCCCGCCGCGCTTCTCGAGAGCTACATACAATCCGCCGTGCAGCGCGACAGCGTGTTCCAGCCCGGCAATGGGAAGGTCTCGCTGCGCCGCAACAACCAGCTTGTCGGTTTCCTCGACAGGGTGAAGCAGATAGCGGTCTTCGACCACCATGATTTCGATCATTACCTGCGCTCTCGCGGGTCAAACGTGCGCGAGACGCGCGAGGCGCTCGAGGCGTCCAACCGGATTGTGAAGAGCAAGCAGCGCCGTAACCTGGGTCAGGCTGATGGATTAGCCGTGCCGGCCTTCGCGGATGTGGCGGTCCTAGTACCCGTGGGCGGCGTGGATATCGAGGACGATAAGGTTATTCCATTCCGTCGTGATCTATGACGCGCGCCGCCAGCTCGGCTTTCATATCAAGCATTGACTGGAACATGTCTTCCGCTAGGTCGGTCCGCTGTTTCTGTATGGAGGTCGCATCCACGCGCGTCGCCGTCGTCAGCGCGATTTGAATAGCCTGGAGCTTCACCTTCGCCTTTTTCTGCCACTCCTCATCCATGGAGGGCCAGTCCGTACTGATGATATCCTCCAAGGCGCCGATCGCGGCATTGATCGGGAGCTCCTTGAGCGGCGCGGCGGGGTCCTCGGCCGCCTGGCGCGGCGGGGGCATGTCCTCGGCCGCTTGGCGCGGCGGGGGCATGTCGAAGATAAGAGGCGCCCCCGTGCGCTTGATCGGGCCGCTCATTGCTCGCCCGCCTGGCGCGCTCGCGTTCCCGCGCGCAGGAAGTCGGTTAAGCCGGCTTCCGGTCCGCGCGGAATGAGCTGGTTGCCAAGATAGCCCTGCATGGGGCCGCTCATGCCCAGGCGGGGGATCGCGTCGAGCGCCTGCCGGGTCGCCGACTGCCCCGCGAAATAACCAGCTATGTGCCCAATACCCGGTGCCATGCCGCCGCCGACCGCGGCGCCCGCCGTACCGCCAAGATAAGGCAGCATGCTGTGGCTTTTCGTGGCGGGGATGTTATTCGGCTTGCGGCTTAGCGCGTCGATCATCGACTGGGGCAGGTCCGCGAAGTCGCGGGAACTGCCTGGCTTCGGCGCGAACTTCGTCAGGCGCTGGTTGAACTTCGTCGGGTCAACGCGCCCCGTGAACTCATTGGCGCTGCGCCGCACGTCCTCGAGAAGGTGCCAGTCGTCCTTCGTCTTCAGGAAGGCGGGGATGTTGCCCTTGCCCTGTTCGCGGGCTGACTTGATCAATGCGCGGTCGAGCGCGTCGCGCAACCCGTAGAACGCGCGTGACGCCGCTTTATCGCTGCCCCGATACTTGAACGCGCTCTCCGTGAGAAAGTCGCGCCAATTGTTGACATCCTTCCACGGCTGCTCGACAACCGAATGCAGCGTTTCGGCGGCTTTGTTGACCTCGAGGCGCGAGGACGCTCCTGAAAGCCGCAGCTGCGCGCCTTGATTATACCGTTCCGCGATAGCGGCCACGTCGCGCCGGAGCGCGGGATTGGTCCGCAGGATGACGCCCTTAGTGGACTCTTTCGCCGCTTGCCGCAGGCTATCTTCCACCATCTTGATATTCTCGGGCGTCGCGTGCGTCATGGACGGGTCGAGGCGCTTCATCACGTCCGCCGTGAACTTCTCTTCGCGGGCGATCGCGCGGGAGAGCACGGAGCCTTCGGCCGTGCCCGCCGCCTTGGTCTCCATGGCTTGCAGTTTCGGGCTCCCCGTGCGCTCGCCCGCGCTTACGGGGTAGCCCGCGTCCTTCAGCTTGTCGGATGCCCGCATCTGGCGCGCGACCGCCGTGGGAGCGTTCGGGTCGCGGGGGAAGGGCGTGATCGCGCGCCCCACGCCACGGATGGCGCTCGGCGTGGCGAGCGAGGCCCCGATCCTCGCGGCGGTCTGCCCCGCGGGGCCCGCGCCCAGGCCCTCGGCTGCCTGCCCAGCGCCTTCGGAGGCGAGCCCCGCCGCGCCCGCCATGGCGGCCCGCCCACCGAGGCCCGCCGCTGGGCCGATCGCGGCGCTGGGCAGGAAGCTGGCGGCCGTCTGGGCGTAGCGCCCAGTCTGGCTCTTGGGTTCGTAGTCGGCGCCGATGCCTTGCGTGATATCGCCATAGGACGGCAGGCCGATTGGGTTCGGCGAGGTCGCGACGGGCGGGGCGCCCGCCATGTCGAAGCCCGCGCCAACAGCGTCCTGAAGCGTGCGCGGCAGAGACGCAAGGCCCGCGACGCCCTGCCCGAGCCCGGAGATGGCCGACTTACCGATATCGGCGCCCCAGCCCGCCCAGGACTGCTGCCCCGCGCCGGCCTGGGCCGGCTCGAATCCCCGCCAGTCCTCGGAAGGAACTTCCTCGAACCCGGCCCACGGGTCTTTTTTAGCCATGTTTACCCCCCTGGCA